GTCGTGATTTCTGATGGTGTCAATGTGTATGCCAAGAATGCTTCTGGCAATGCAACAGTGACCCTGTTGGACATCAATGGCGGTCAAGCTGCTGGCGAAACCTACGCATAAGGGGGAGCTATGGACGCAAATGCAGTAGGCCGTTCGTATCCAGATTCGTTTGGCAATTACCGACTGGCAGAGCAAACAGGCGTAAGCCTTGCTGCCACAGGTGATGTCACGACTTTGGTTGCGCAAGCGGCAACTAAGTACATTGTGCGTCGGATAGTTTTGTCTAACTTCAGTGGTAACGCAAGTGGTGCCAATGTGGGTGTCTTCACCGCCGCAAGCGGTGGAGGCACTGCAATCGCAGCCGATCAGACTTTGAGTGCCGCAACTGGCTCGACTAAGTTTGATGATCTGACATTGGCTTCCGCTGCAAACACTGACGTTCAAACTGCCCGTGTGCTTTATGTTAATTGTTCGGTCAATGCCGCAGTGACCTGCGATATTGCCCTGTATGGAGATATTGTCTCGCTATGACCACGATCTTTGTTCGCAATAATGGTTCTGAGCCTTTTTCTGACGGTCTGGATGGTGTTGTTTACCATTTCGAGCCCGGGAAAGAGATTGAGATTCCTGAAATTGCAGCAAAGCATGTCTTTGGTTATGGCGATGACAATAAAGAGCCGTATCTTGTAAGACTTGGTTGGATGAAAATGAGTAACCAGTTTGACGCAGCAATGGAAAAACTGGCCTTGTTTTCTTTTTCGAAAGAGTCTGTAAAGCCCGTCCACTTGTCAGCCCCAGTGGTGGAACGAGTAGCCGCCCCAATGCCCAAGGCAAAGGGTGCGGCGAAAGTTGCAAACCTTGATGGTTAAAAATGGCAGATACGCTTGCTGGTTACATTACGCAAACCCGGCGTTTATTACATGACGTTAATGCGAACTTCTGGACAGATGCAGAGCTAACGGACTACATAAACGATGGGCGTAACACCCTTGTCCGAGACACAGGGTGCAATCGCGTTTTGCAGAATCACACCGTACCGTATAACGTCGAAACCATCGACTTTGCTGACTTGCCGGAAGGCGTCAACACGGTGGATGTGCTGAATGTGATCCTCTACTGGGGAAACTCACGCATTCCGCTGTACTACCTGCCTTGGACTGACTTTAATGCCCAGTTGCGCTATTGGCAAAACTACAATGGGCGTCCGGTAGGCTTTTCCATGTACGGGCCTAAGAAGATTTTTATTGGCCCCAAGCCTGATCAGGCGTACCAAATGGAGATTGATACCGTTGTCTTGGTTGATCCAATGACCAACGGTGCTGATGTAGAAACATTACCGACACCCTTTACTGAAGCGGTGCCGTTCTACGCCGCTTACATAGCAAAATACCAAGAGCAGTCTTACGGTGAAGCTGAAATCTTCAAGCAAGAGTACAGCAAGCACGTTATGGAAGCTCTGAACACTACCTTTACTCGCAGGCTGCCGACACCTTACACAGCGGGGTATTGATATGGCTGCGGCAGAGCAGAAAAAAAATTACGCCGTAGTCAAAGACTTCAAAGGTCTTAACACCAAGAATAACCGCACGGTAATTGGTGATGGCGAGTTTAGCTGGTTGGAAAACATCCAGCCCATTGGCTACGGCAACCTCAAGATTACCCCCGGCAATCAGCAGCTTGCGAATGTTGCATTTACTGCGAATGTTTCGTTTCAAGGTTCTGTCAACATTAACAACAATGAGTATGTGCTGGCGTTCCAAGACAATGGATCGGCACAGTATGTCAACATTACAACAGGCGCTCAAGGAAACATTGCTCCGGCAAATACCTTTTCGAATGCCGATGTAATGATTACGCAGTGGCGCAATGAACGTGCGTTAATTATTGATCCGGTCAAAGGCTACAAGACTTGGGATGGCACCAATTTACATTCTATTGGTAGCGTCAACACCATTACCATCAATAACAAGGGTAGCGGTTATCTGACATCCAATACCACTGTGACCTTTGGCGCACCCAATGAAGCGAATGGCGTGCAAGCAACAGGTACGGTAGTGGTGGTTGCCAATGCGGTATCAGAAGTGATTGTAACTGAGGCTGGCACAGGCTATACCTCTCCGCCGACGGTAACGATTACTGGCGCAGGCACCAATGCCAATGTCACTTGCACGATTCTGAATCAAAGTGGTTCTGACATTGCTACATTTTCAGGTCGTACTTGGATTGCGCAGGATCGTACCGTGTATTACACGGCAACCGATACCTACAATGATTTTATTAACTTAACGGCTGGTTTTATTACGTTAAGTGATTCGACGTTGCGTACCGAAATTACCCGTATTCTTTCTGCCAACAACTTCTTGTATGTGTTTGGCGAAGACAGTATCAACGTCTTCTCGGATGTGCGGGTGGATGCGACACTTGGCACCACGTTGTTTACAAATACCAACGTATCTGCCTCAGTCGGCTCCAAGCTAAAGCACGCTATCTTCCCTTACTTTCGTTCCGTGCTGTTTATGAACGAATACGGGGTGTATGCGCTGGTAGGTGCGACTACGACAAAGATCAGCGATCCGTTAGATGGAATCTTCCCGCTAGTCAACTTTGATGAATTTATTAGCGGTGGTCAGTGTTTAATTAACAACATTCTATGCGCCGTATTTAACTTCAAGTTTGATGACGATGGTACTGAGCGTTGGATACAGGCAGCATTCTTTGAGCGTAAGTGGTTCTTTACCAATCAATTAACGGATTGCTACTTTGTTGTGCCAGCATTTAAGGATGGATTCTTAAACCTGTATGGCACTAGCGGAAAAGACTTGCATCAGTTTTACGAAGATGTGTTAAATCCAGTAGATATGATTTTGGAAACTGCTTTGTTGCCAATGGGCGATCCTATTCGTGACAAGCAGGCATTAAAGATTGGCATTGAAGCAACCCTTGGTGGTGAGCCAATTATCTTTGATGCTTATGTGGATTCAGAAAATCAGCAATCACCGCCCATTGAGTTTTCCAGTACAAGAAAGATGCCAAGATGTTTGGTAAGTATTTAGGCATCACGTTAGAAGGCAGTGTGACGCCATTTACGATTAACGGCTTCGAGTTTGAGCATGAATTGAGAGCGAGGTTCTAAATGCCAGTACCTAATACATTTGCAAATGCAACGGCAACGATACCGTTATCGCAACTAGATGCTAACTTTGCAACCACGATTACGCTTGGCAATACAGCGATACAGCTAGGCAACACGGTTAGCACGTTGAACAACATGACGTTGGCAAACGCTACGATCAGTAGCGGCAATGTCACGGTTACTAATGTCACAGTAACAAATGCTAATGTGACAACCAGCCAGACAATTGCTTACGGCACAGCTAACCAAGTTCAGTTTCTTAATGCAAGTAAGGTGCTGACTGGTTCTGCTAACTTGACATTTGATGGTACGACACTAACTGTCAACGACTTAACAGATTCTTCTATTACGTCTGGTCGGGTGGTGTATTCAACAACAGGTGGCAACTTTACAAGTTCAGCCAACCTGCTGTACTCCGGCACTGACTTAAATGTTTATGGCCTGACCGTCGGTCGTGGCGCTGGCGCTATATCTACCAACACTGCGGTAGGTGCGAGTGCGCTAAATGCGAATACTTCCGGCCTTCAAAACACTGCTATTGGTAGCGGCGCTCTTGCATTAAACACTTCAGGCAATTACGGAGTCGCGGTTGGTTTCGATGCGTTAGCGGCTAATACGACGGGCGCAGATAATTCAGCGTTTGGTCGAAGGGCTCTATACAACAATACAACGGGCTCAGACAATCAAGCGGTCGGCTTTAACGCATTGTTTACCAATACAACAGGCGCAAACAATACGGCAATAGGGTCAAATGCACTTACTTCCAACACCACCGCCTCTAGAAACACCGCTATTGGTTTTCAGGCTGGGTATCTAAATACAACTGGAAACATTACTGCTGTTGGAGCACTGGCCTTATACAACAACTCAACGGGAGCAAGTAATACTGCCGTTGGCGGAAATGACAATACAACTTCAGCGGCACTTCAGTCCAATACTACTGGTAGTTATAACTCTGCTTTTGGTATTGGTGCGCTCCAAGCCAACACCACCGCCTCCAATAACACTGCTGTTGGTTATCAAGCTGGGTTTAGCGGAACAACGGCTACCAACAACACCCTCATTGGTCTCCAAGCCGGTTACGGTTTGACCACTGGCTCACGCAACACTTTTGTTGGCGCGTACAACGGCTCTAATGGTTCAGGCCGTCAAATCACAACTGGTTCTGCCAACACCATCCTTGGCGGCTACGACGGCAACCAAGGTGGCCTCAACATCACCACCGCAAGCAACTACATCGTGCTGTCAGATGGGGATGGGAATCCGAGGGGATACCACGATGCAACAAACTGGTACTTCCCTTCGGTCGATGCACAAACCACAGGTAATGCGGCAAACGTCAACGTGGGGACAAACGGTGTACTGCGTAAATCCACCTCGTCTTTGAAATACAAACGTGATGTACAGGATGCAACACACGGTCTTGCAGAAGTTATGCAACTTCGTCCTGTTACGTACAAGAGCAAATCTGAGCTTGATGGGGGTACAACATATGGAGGCTTAATCGCTGAAGAAGTTGATGCCGCAGGTCTTACAGAGTTTGTAATGTATGCCCCTGATGGAACGCCAGACGCACTTGCGTATAGCAACATGGTGTCTCTGTGCATCAAAGCCATCCAAGAACTCAACGCCAAAGTCGAAGCACAAGCCGCCGAACTAGCCGCACTGAAAGGACAATCATGATCGACCTTACCCCTGAAGACATTGCACGCCACTACAGCGCAGCGATGGACAGCGTGAACCTGATTAACGAATACGTTGCTCAAAAACCAGAAAACATGGATTTGATAGAGGCAATAGATACGGTAAAACGTAATGTTGACCACTTAAAAATCATGATTGAAAAAGGTTACTGGTCTGGCGATGAATTGGCTGTGTTGCAAGATGCTGTTAATAAAGGTGAGTACGAACCTATCAACGAAGGTAAAAAATGAAATTCGAACTAGACCAGAATGAAGCTGCGTTTGTCTTGCAAGTCATTGGCAATTTGCCAACAAGTTCTAATGCTCATCCGTTATGGCAAAAGCTGGTAGCGCAGTTTAACGAGCAGCAACCCAAGCCGGAGGATTCCAATGGCAGTTAATGCACCCTTTACCCCGTCCGGTAATACCGTGACATTTACGGCAGCAACGACTGCGCCTGCTGCGGTACAAGCCGTATCTACTACCCTTGGGGGCAACCAGTACCGCATCCTGAATGCTGGTGCTGTGACCGCTTTCTTGGGCGTTGGCACGACTGCGGCTGCGGCTAATGCTGCTGCGTCGGTAGTGACTTCTTCCGGTCAAGCTATTCCGCTGTTGGCTGGTACAGACGAAATCATTACCTTCTTGCCAAATGCTTACTTCACGGCATCGACAGGTTCTAGTTCCGCTGTTATCTACATCACACCGGGCGACGGAAGCTAAAAATGCTAAAGACCGTAAGCACCTATATCAATGTTATCGGCGCTCTTGTTTACAAGGGTACTTGGAACGCTGCTATCAACGATCCTACGTTGACTTCCAGCGTTGGTGATAAGGGTGATTACTACGTTGTCAGCCAAGCAGGTTCGACTAACCTCAATGGCATTACTGATTGGCAGGTCAATGAAATTGCGGTCTTTAACGGTGCTGTCTGGC